ACTCTCGCATCCACGCCAACACTTTCTGACCTTCATCGCTGGCGAATGTGCGCGACACCAGCAGGTCAATGTCTACAGCCCCAGGCTCTTTCTCAGCCGGGGTGGCCTCATCTAAATCATCCCATCCACTCATTCAGTAGGCTCCGGCACATACACGCCTGTGCTTGAGGCGATTACGGTTTGATCTACCACCGGCTCGACCACCGGCTCCTGCCACGACCAGCCAGCCTGAGCCAAGATTTCATCGGTAACCGCTTCCATCGTCCGGGTCGTGCTATCGGGCAGGCGCACCCGCGTAGGCCGCGTTTCGCTGGTGTCACCACTACTGTGAATGTAGCTCATGGTATCTGGTTCACTCCATAGATGGCGTTGGTGACGAAGGCTGGGACGGTGACGGTGGTGGACATTGGCAGCGATGGCGGGGTGAAATTGGAGCTGTAAAGAGCGCTGCCTTGAACTACCCGAATATTTGAGAGATAGCCGGTAAAATTAACTAGCGTTGACCCTGTAGAAGATTTCTGACCAATATTTGCGGCGTTAGCGGTGATCGTTGCGCTGCTTGTAAATGTGCCACTTTCTGCAACGCCATTGATGTACATCTGAACCGTAGAGCCAATTCTTACAATCGCAACATGAGTCCAAGTGTTAGCGGTTAAGGTGGTAGTGCTGGTGTAGTTTGATAGATAGTTAAAGACAATCTGCTGACTTGTGTTAATCGACACAAAGTAACCAGCAGCACCAGCAGCAGATCTGGTATCAATGATGCAAGTGTTGGATGCGACGGTTGGCGAGTTGACAAAAAACTCAAAGGTAAAATTGCCAGCTCCAAGAGTGAACGGGCTAAATGTGGTGAAAGATAAATAATCCCCCGTCCCATCAAAGTAGATGGACGAACTCATCCCGGTGGGGTACTGCGCCGTGCTGATGGTCGTGTTGCCGTTGATGGTGACCGGCAGGTTTGTAGATGTGCTATTGACGATGCTGTAGTTGTCCGTCAGCAGCAGCAGCGAGGTGTTCGTGATGGCCGTCAGGGGAGAGGTCGGCGGTGTGAAGTTGCTGGTGTAGACGGCGGTGCCTTTGACTACACGGGCGTTGGAGATGTAGCCGGTAAAAGACCTGCTGGCTCCAGTAGCTTCCAAGTCTCTGCCAACGGCAACATTTGCTGTTGTCGTTTGGAATGTTTGTGCTGTAACAGTGCCGCTTGACACACCATTAATGTAAATGGTGATAGTTGCACCGTTTCTTACAGATGCAACATGAGTCCATGTATTTATTGGTATTGTTGTGGTTGATCTAACCTCAAAATAACTTGTGCCATAACCGTTAAATAGAAGCACGCCGGTGCTTAAAATATCAAGATTCCACTCAAATCCAGTAGGATATGAGTTGTATTTTGTTATGATTTGTTTCTCTGTGCCGCTAACAGTAGGGTATACCCACGCCTCTATTGTGAAGTTAGAAGAGCCTAAATTAAACGCGGCGTTGTTAGCAATTTCAAGGTAATCCCCCGTCCCATCAAAGTACCCCGCTCCAGAGCTTGCCTGACTGAACGGGTTAAATCCCGACTGCACCGTGTCGCCGTATCGCGTGATCGTGAACGCATTGGCGCTGCTATCAATGAATGTCGTGTTGTTTGATACCGTGGTCTTACCCGCGCCGTAGAGCATCACATTGGCGTTGCCAGTAGTCGTGCCGCGCTGCCGCGTGATGGACGGCAGAGCTTGGCGGGTCACCATCCCGCTGCTTACGACATGGTACTTGCTCATGTAATCTCCAGAGCCGAGATGGTCACATGGATGTAGTTGGACGCGCTGGCCTGCGCTCTGAGCTTCTCACCGGCCTTGAGCACGATCTTGTTTGCCACGACCTCTAGCGTCGTGTCTGCTGGCACCGGGGTCGTAAAGCATATGTAGCTCTGAATCGTGTTGGAGCTATTCGTTTTGATGATCGAAATATCAGCCGATGCCGTGCCGTTCACATTGGCGCACATGACGGATAGAACTATCGCCGTGTTGCCTGCCGTTGCTGGTGCCTGATAGACATCCGTGACGCTGGTGGTACTAAGTTGAGCCTGGGCATTGTTAAAAGTATTCGGCATTTTTATCCTCCAAGAGCCACGCTAAAGGCAATGACATCATCAACGGTGGCCCCGCCGCCAGTTGCGGCTGTTGTTTGCGTCGTGCCATCGGGAAATTTGAAACCACCACTCGCGCTTTCAATCAACCCGGCAGCGGTAATAGACCCGGCAGCTTGCGTAGTATTAACATTTAGGAGTAGCTCATCGGCAAAAAACTCAAGCTGAACTCCACCCGGCAGCGTAGTTGTGACAATGGCGGCGTTGCCAAGGGAAATCGTGCCCGTGTTCTCTGGAAGCCCCAAAGTGTCCGTGATATATGCCGCGCCAGCTACATACAGCTTTTCAATTGTGCTGGCTGTTGTACCGATCCTTACCCGGCCTGCCGAATCTACGATAAACGGAGTCGAATCCGGGTTCGTGCTGTCCTCGACCAGTATCGCGTTGCCGGTGCCGCGCTGAGTTACCCGCAGCGCAGCCGATGTGCTGGATGTGTCAATGGAGGTAGCGCCAGTTACCGCCCCGCCCGTCAGAGGCAACGCCCCCACATCCGTAGCGCCCAGGACAACAGCGCCGGTCTGGCCGTTGACCGAATCAACAGCACCCCCATCAGTCCAGACCAAGCTGGTGCCGTCGCTACCGATCACCTTGCCGCTATTGCTGGCCTTGGCCTTGATCAGATCACCGATCTCAACCAGCTCACGCTGCCGGTCAGTCAGCTTGTCATCTCGGCCACCGCCACCACCACCTCCGGTGGGGATCACAATCCACTCGCCCCATTCCCCAGGCGCTTTCTCGAAGCGAATCATCAGCCCCTTCTTCTCATGCTTGAGCATGGGGCCGGGTTCACCTTGGCGGCCAACAGGGCCGATGGGGCCTATCTCGCCTTTGTCACCCTTGGGGCCTTGCGGGCCTTGAGGGCCAGCGGGGCCAGCAGGGCCTAAATCACCCTTCTCGCCTTTGGGGCCGATAGGGCCAGGATCACCCTGCTCACCCTGCAAGCCACGCATCCCTTGTGGGCCTTGAGGCCCCCGTGGGCCTATGGGGCCTTGGTCACCCTTGGGGCCGGGGACAGCCACATTGGTAATCCTGATTTCTCCGGGATCACCTTTTTCACCCTTGTCGCCCCTGGGGCCGCCAACGGCCTTGGCCTCGCGTGCAATCTCAAGCGCACGCGCCGCTGCCGCCCGTGCTACATCATCACGCATTGATCTGCTCCATCAGTTTCTGATCAATTGCAGCCTGCTGATCCTGGCCTGCAGCAGCAATCTGCGCCATCTGCTCGGCCATCTGCTTGCGCTCCGCTTGGTTGGTACGCAGTGCAGCAGGCACGCCCAGCTTGTCGGCAATGTACTCGAGCGCCTCGCCACCCTTGATGGCCATCTGACCCTCTGGCCCCATGCCTTGGGCAATCTGCATGAACTGCAGGATATTGTTGATCTCATCCATGTTCTGGGCCATGGCCAGGGGAGAGACCGGGGATACCTTGACCTCCAGGCCGTTGACCCGCAGGGGCAAGTCAATCAAGCCACCCTCATCCATAACCTCCAGCATCTTGGAGACAATGGGGATCATGGTCTCGTTGATCAAGCGGCCAAAGGCAGAACCCAGGTTCTGAGCCAGCTCCTTCATGCGCTCGACCACCTCGGTGGCAGAACGGGCGCTCATATTGTCCGGGGGCAGGGATTCGTCCAGCAGCGTGCGCTTGATGTTGGCCCGCATATCGTTGATCACGATCTGGCTCACATCAAAGTCACCCGAGCGGGGCAGGGCCTTCAATGCCTCGCCCTGGGGGCCGCCATTGCGGGCCACCGGGATGATGGCACCGGGCATGATCTTGACCGTGGCAGGGTTCAAAACCCCATCATCAGCCGCCGTGTAGACCCCAGTGATGGCCAGGGCTGCGTTCTTAAGCAGCAGCTCCAGCGTCTTGTTCAGGGTCTTGATGTCCGGCAGGGCGGTGATCACAGGGCCACGGCCATAGATCTCACCGGCCACCTTCATATAGCGGCTGATCACCCAGGGGCTGGTCTTCTTGGTGCGGTAGACCAGCTCAGACTTGCTCTTTTCGTGGATGACATAGTAGCCATACTTGCCGCTCTGGTAGTCATATACCGTGGCCTCCACCAGATCAATCTCGGCGGTGGGCTTATCGTCGATCTGCTTTTGCAGCTCATCGGGGATGTTGGCATCCTTCCACTGCTGGGCAATGGCCTCACCCTTGAGGCGCATCTTGCGGTACACATTGTCTACCTGACCGTTGGCACCTTCCTCAAAAGAGACCAGATACTGCGGCACCGGGATGAAGTTGATGGGGCTGATGGCATCACCGGGCTGTACCAGCATGACGGCAGTACCCACAGACAAGTCCAGCAGGAACTCGCCCATGGCAATGTCAAAGTTTGACTGTTTGAGAACAGCAAACATCTTGTCGCCAAACAGATCCAGTGCACGCTGGGCCTCGGGGCGGCGCTCCACCGGGATCTCCGGCCCTGGCTCCAGGCGGCACCACTTTCGCTGGGGCGGGAAGATGCCAGACTGCAGGCGGTTGGCAAAACGCTGGGTAGAGTTAATGGCCGTCGAGTCAAAGACACGGCTCATCTTCTTGCGCCCGCCTACATTGCTCTCATAGTCGCCCGTGTATAGGTTGCGCTGGGGCAGGGCGAACTCATAGGCATCCTCGTACAGGCTGCGAAAGTCCTCCTTGCGGTTGAGTGCCAGCTTCTGACGGGCAAGAATCTGCTCTGGAGTCAGTCGGTTAGCCATTTTTCTTCCTTGCTTCGTATCGTTTCAGTAGTGCTCGCCCCTTTGCGGCCAGCCTAGCGGCTGATGCGGCAGTGCGAGGGACTGGCTCCCCCCATGCATTGGCCGCCAGAGCCAGCCTAGTAGGCTCACCATTGGGTTTTTGCAGGGGGCCACTAGGGTTGGTGTAGAACCGAGTCAGAAAAGACCCCTTGCGGCGCATCTTCTCTGGGGTGTCTGCAGCGCCTTTGACCCCAGGCTTGAGGTTAGCCCCCTCCTTGCGCTTGAAATAGCGCCTACCGGCCTCTGTGAGGCCTCCCTCGGGGTTCTTTAGCTTGCTCATTCGTACCACTCTAGAGACAGGTGGCCAGGATGGGCAGTTCCGTTGACGTTAGTGAGCCTGAAAAGGTAGTTTGTCAGGGGCTTTAGGACATATTCCAGGGTTCCCGAGTCACCACCACCAGACTTCTTGCCGACACCACCGGGGACAATCTGGGCATCCAGCTCAGTGCCCAAGCTGGTGACCGTAGGGTTGATCACCATGGCCACTTGGCTGGGATTGCTGACCGAATAGTTGCGATTCCGGTTGATCGGCGTGAAGGATGTGCCGCCAGTGGTGCTTGTTCCCTCGTACATATAGAACTCAGCATCACCCTGGCAGAAAGCGTCTACGCTTATGTGAGGGAAAACACCGGAAGGCGAGGCCAGCACGATGTCAATGCTGGCGCTGGCGGCCAGTTTGCTGGCCACAGGGTAGAGCTTGTAGGCAAAGAAGGCCCGCCCATCGTGATTGCGCTGGTGGTTCACATCCACCGTGATCAGTGGAGCATCAGCCCCGGCCACCACAAAGGTGCCAGCATTGTTCTTCTGCACCGGGGTGACAAACCGGGACTTGGTTGTCAGCGATTCCAGCTCAATCAGGGTGACCGCCATGATTAGCTCTCGTCCTCACCCTCGGCAGCATCCTCTTCCAGATCGGCAGCCATCTTCAAGTCCATGGCAGAGACCTTCTTGCGGCCAGCACGCTGGGCCAGCATCTTGGCCACCTTGCGCTGAAAGGGCGTAGGCTTGGCTGGCTCCTCGTCCTCGGAGTCCTTGCCGTTTAGGTAGATCTCAATCTTCACTTCTTGGCCTTTTTCTTCATCGCCGTCATGGCCGCCTTCTTGAAGGCCTCATCCGTAGGCGCACCGGGAGACCCAGGCTTACGCATCTTCTCCTTAGAGCCTTCAGCGATTCGCTCTCGCTTGGCGTGAATGTTGGCGTACAGACCGGGCTTCACTTCTTGGCAGCCTTGCGTGCCTCAGACATGGCAATGGCCACTGCCTGCTGCTGGTTCTTGACCACCGGGCCACCTTTGCCAGAGTGCAGGGTGCCAGCCTTGTATTCGCGCATGACTTTGGAGACCTTGCGCTGCATCTTCTGCTTGTTATCCATCACACTTCAGACCCAAGGGTGCTGCGGGTGGGGATGCCAGATTCAGAGTCCATGCGCTCGGTGGAGAGCAGGCCACGCAGACCACCCCGGCGGCGTGCACGGCTGGAGGCCATGGCCATCTTGGCCAGATCAGACTGCTGGGAGGCAATGCTAGCCTCTTGTTTGGAAAGAATGGCCTCTTGCTTGGCCATCTGCTCTCGCTGGATTGCTGCGGCCTCATTAGCACGGGCCGCTGCGGACTTCTGTCCAAATGCATTGGTCATCGTTAAACCCTCGACATCAAGAAAAAATCGCTCTTATCCGGGCCATAACGCTGCATTTTTCCCTCC